CCCAACTGGAACGCCAACCTCGGCGGCACCCTGCAGATCCCCCAAGAGGGCGTGCAGGCCAGCGTGAACAAGCTGGGCAGCAACAAGCAGACCGGCGTCGTCTATCACGCCATCCAGGCTTGGGGCGCTTCCGAGCTGGTCAAGCTCGCCGTGGGCAGCACTAACGACCCGATGCAAGCCATCGGCCAGAAGGTCGCTCAGTACGTCGCCAACCAGCAGCAGGCTCGTCTGCTGTCCACCCTCAAGGGTCTGTTCGGCGTTCCCGGCACCAGCAACACCGCCTATGCCCTCACCAGCATGAGCATTGATGCCGGCGGCTCCGGTGAGACCGATTTCTCTGTCTCCCATGTCGTCCGCGCTGACCTGCTGCTGGGCGAGGATGCCGACAATTTCGGCATCATGATCGTCCACCCGGACATCTATGCCTATCTCCGCATCCGGGAGATGGTCAACTACGTGAACGCCAAGGAACTCCCTGGCGTGACCGCTTCGACCATCGCAGCCGGCAGCATCACTGCCAGCAACGCCATCGCAGGCGACTTCAACGGCGCCTTCACCGGCAACGGCACCGTGCCGATGTTTGGCAGCAAGCGCGTCATCGTTTCCGACGATGCTCCCCGCGCTGGTTCGCCCGGTTCCTACAAGTACAGCACCTACATCTGCAAGCCCGGTGCCATTGGCATGGGCTATCAGGCTCCGGTGCGTACAGAGCAGGACCGCGACATTCTGACGTCGGGAGGAGAGGATGTGCTCAAGGTCCAGTGGGACCAGTGCTTCCACTGCCTCGGCACTTCCTACGCAGGCGCTGCCAACCCTGCGGCCTCCGACCTGGAAGCCTCCGGTAGTTGGACCAAGGTCTTCGACAAGAAGAACATTGGCATCGCCAACGTGGTGTCCACCTGTCCCATCTACGGTTGAGGTAACTGATCATGGCCGGACAATTCCACCTTGAGCAGGGCGCCTTTGATCGTCCTCTCCCCAGCCGCACTCTGCTGGCTGCTTCCGATGCTGCCACTACGCTCACCGCAGCGCAGTGCATCAGCAGCATCATCACCATGACCCCTTCCACGGGTCGTGCGATCACCACCGAGACGGCAGCGAACATCATTGCCGCTTTCGATGAGTACCGGGTTGGCAGCATCTTTGAGGTGACCATCGTCAACCTGCAGCCCACCACCCAGGCCATCACCTTCACGGCTGGCTCGGGCGTCACCATCACTGGTAGTGCCACGGTGGCAGCTGCAACCTCCGCGACCTTCATTGGTCGGGTGGCTAGCTCCAGCTCTGTGGTCTACTACCGCAAGTGAGATGGGGCTGACCGCTTTTCGGCGGCACAAGATCGAGGCTGCACTCTCTGCTCAGGCAGAGGCTGCGGCCTCTTCTTCTGTTGAGCCGCAACCTGAGCCGACACCTGATCGGCAACCTACGAAACGACGCCGCGTGAGGAAGCCCAGCGATGAGCGCATCTGACATCCTGTTGGATCAGGGATTCGAGTACATCGACGACACGGCAGCGCATACCGGGGCGTTCTGCCGGCTGTATGCGGTGGCAGCTGCAGTGATCAGCGCGGCCACCGTGAGGGGCGCATCGGGCAACACGTTTGCCACGGTGCCCATTCCTGCCGGTGGATTCATTGATGGGCAGTTCAGCAGCGTGACGCTGAGCAGCGGCAAGGTCGTTGCCTACAAGGCCAACCGGGGCTGAGCTAGATGGCTGATCCGAACCTGCCGGATCAGATCGAAGCGTTTCTGCGCAATGCGCTGTCTCAGAAGCGCCTGGAGGATGAGCTGGTGCAGGATGCCGTCAGGGCCCTGCGCCAGACCCTCGTCGGGATTCAGCGGACGCTGGACACCTCGGGCATCATGTCGCCTGGGCCGAGGCGGGAGGAGCAGATCCGGCGGCTAGTCACTGCGGTGGCGAACAGCGTGCAGCGGTCGTGGGGCGTGCCGCAGCTGGAGGTGTTGCAGGAAGCCCTCACGCCGTACTTTGCGCAACAGCTGGAGTTCGCCCGGCAGATGGTGGAGCTATCCGGTGGGGCCCTGAGCAACCCCGGAGCGGTGGCCGCCTCTCAGGGGCTGGTGAATCAGGCGATCAATCAGGCCGTTGTGGGCGGCAAGACCCTGGCCGACACCCTGCGCATCTCGGTGCCACTGATGGTGAGCGACCGGATGGAGCGCCTGATCCGGCTGGGCATGAGCGACCTGGGCGGTGAGCTTGTCACCTACGCGGATGCCGTTGTTCGCACGACGAGCAACAACGTGGAGGCAATCATCCGCACGGGCGTGCATGAGGTTGGCAGTGCCGCCCAGATGGCCATTTACGAGGTCGAGTCTGACCCGGACTGGCTGGGGGAAGATGGCCTGGTGTGGACCGCCACGCTCGATAGCGCGGTGTGCCCGATCTGTCTGGGGCTTGATGGCAAGCGGTATCAGTTCGGCGCTCCTGGCCCGTACTGGGACGGCAGAGCAAAGATCAGCCCGCACATGAACTGCGTTCTAGGCAGCACTCGCATCAAGGCCGGCGCCGTTCTCGCTGCTGCGCGGGCGAAATACAGCGGGCAGGTCGTCACTATCAGCACGAAAGGCGGCCGGCGCCTTGCGGTTACCGAGAATCACCCAGTGCTCACCGCCGAGGGATGGAAGCCCGCGAAGCTCGTCAATCAAGGTGATCAGCTGATCTGCGATCACGCTCCAGACATTGAAACGGGCATCAATCCAGACCTCAACCAAGGCCCACCCACGGCTGAACAGCTCTTTGCGCTTGCGCTCCAGCAGCCCGGCGTGGAAGTCAGTGCTGTGCCAGCCTCCCCCGTGGATTTCCACGGCGATGGGGCCGGGTTGGATGGCAAGGTCGATGTTGTACGCATAAACCGGGAACTGCTGTTTCACGGCCAGCCCGCGAGCCCTGAGCCAGTCGGCCATGCGCTGTTCGTTGGCACTGATGTGGCTCTGCTTCCGGTAGCGAGTCTCGGCCCGCTGGATGCGCTCCTGCTCGCTATGCACGCGGCCGCGACAGGATTTATGAGCGTGCCGGGTCTGGTGAGCACGTTGCTCGGCAGTCATCCTCTCCCACTTGAGGGCCTCGGCCTCGCTCTGAGTGCGCGGCGTGATCCCCGCTTTGATGAGCCGGTTGCGGATGCAGCCCCTGGAGACGCCCATCTGCTGCGCCACTTGGTTCTCGCTCATCCCGGAGCGGTAGAGACTGACGACCTCCACAATGTCGGGGCTGGGCTTGGGCCTGATGGCAACACCGGCACGGGTGAGGCAGTTGCGGATGCCCTTCATGCTGCATCCGTTGAGCTGCGCGAGCTGGCCCAGGCTCATCCCGGACTGGTAGAGCTTGACGACGTTCTCAGCGTCCAGCTGGAGCTTGTGGTTCATGAGGATGTGTACGACTTTTCAACGCTCAGCGGCGCGTACTTTGCCGATGACATTCTAACCCATAACTGCCGCTGCTACGTGCTGCCCCACAAGTGGCGCAATGAGGACATGATCAGCCCCAAGGGCAAGAAGGTTGAGCCCAAACGCCCCACCGAGGGCGACCGTGGGGAGGGCGCGCTGAGCTTCAAGGCCGCCACCGTGGACTGGATCCGCGCCAACCCTGAAACCACCCGCGCCATCTTCGGCAAACGCATTGGGGACCAGCTGCTGGGCAGCGACCGTGAAGGGCGGCCGGTGAAACGGATCAGCCTGGATCGTGCGGTGAAGCTATGGCAGGCGCCGGCAAGCTAAGGGAGTCACTGTGGACGCCTTGACGTATCAGGACAGCATCGTGGCCGTAGGCAGGCTCCTGCAGCCCAAGGCCGGCGAACCCCAACGGCGCGAGCTGATCAGGGTCCGCCCTGATGGCACCGTGAAGCGCATCCAAACGCCATGACCGTCACCGTCACCGCCACGGCAGGCTCTGCCTCTGCCAACTCCTACCTCACGGTTGCAGGCGGTGACACCATCGCCAACCTGCAGCTCGGCACCCTGGCATGGTCGTCTGCCACCACCGACGACAAGGGCCGCGCCGTCATCAGTGCCACCCGCTACCTAGACGAGCTGGAATGGATCGGGGATCGCGCATCCTCCACGCAGGCCCTCGGCTGGCCCCGCAGCGGCATCACCCTGGACGGTGTGGCCCTCAGCAGCACCACCATCCCCGAACAGGTGGAGCAGGCGTGCTTTGATCTGGCCAATGCGCTGCTGGCAACCCCCACCTTGCTCAGCGGCAGCAACACGGCACTGGGAGAGCTGATCCCTGGCATCCCCAACAGCAGCCTGCAGAGCGCCAGCGTGGACGTGGTGAGCGTGACCTTCCGCCAGGGCGGTGCGCCCACGGTGCTCAACTGCCTCACGGTGGTCCCCTCGCTGGTGGGAACGCTCGGTCCGCTGACCACTTCGATTCCCAAAGGGAGTTCCGGTAGCATCAGGGTGTTCCGTGGCTGATGGGCCATGGCCCGCAAGAACCGCGACCAACTCACGATCCTGACGGGCCTTGGCTTTGAGGAGGATCAGTGGCGGGAACGCGACCACCTAGAGCGGCCCTTTACGCGCGAGGAACGCCGCGCCTTTGGGAAGCTGTACGCGGCCAACATCGGGCTTGCTTGGAAGTTCACGGCGAAGATGGCCCGCAAGTTCCCGGTGCTCGAGAGGGACGTGATCTCCTCTCTGGTAGACGTGGCCTTCCTCCGCACCTTCCGTGCCTACGACCCCACCAAGCTCAACCCCGCCAACGGTGAGCCCTACAAGCTCTCCACCCTCCTAGGCCGCTTTGTGGAGGGGGAGATCATGCACTACCTCCGGGACCACGGCTTCCAGATCGCAGCGCCCCCCGTCGTGCGGGAGCGCGGCAGCAGGGCACGCAAGCTGGCATCGGCAGGCATGACACCGCAGCAGGTCACCGAGGCCCTCGGCATCACGCTGCAAGATCTGCAGGAGTGTCTCCTGGCCACCTCAGGCGTCGGGCACGACGTTCAGGACTGGGAGCTGCACACCGATCAGCGGCCGTCGCCGATGGAATGGCTGGAGGCTGAGGAGGAGCGGGAGGCCGCTGCCGTGGCCTAGGGTCTGGCTGCCGGGTTGGCGCGGATAGAACACCCGCACGGGGAAGCAGCGCATCAGGGGCAGTGGTCTTGCGGCGCTCTCCCTGAATCGGAAGCCCGGCCCCCTTGACGCAAGGCGCATGGTGCGAGTATGAGGGGGTTAGCGCAGCGATGCGCCCCACCGCAAGACAAGACATGGCGAACATTTCGACGGAGCACGAGGAGCAGGAGCTACGTGCTCGGGCGACATGGTTTCTTGCCGACATCACGGATCGGCTAGGCCTTTGTGCCGACGAACTTGGTTGCCACGATTCCAAAAGCCTTTTTTTGCTGATTAAAAGAGCTTCGCTAGCGGCTCGCACTGCAGACCAGTGGCAAGCAGTAGGCGCTGCGAAGGCAAGGCTGGCGGCCGTGCAGGAGGCGAACGAGGGTCTTGAGGATGCGCTGCGCACACTGGTGGGCTTGCTGGAGGAAGAGCGAAAACTGGCGGCGGCAAGCTAAGCCAAACGTCTGCCTGTCATGGCTTCGTATTTCACATCGCTCGACTTCGAGCTGTACGTGGGCCTTGGCACCACGGCATCTACGGCTCCTGCGTCTACCTCTGGTCTGACCCAGATCCTGTCGCTGACCAACGCCAGCATTGACGGCAGCACGGACTCCACCGATGCCCCGCTGGACTACTCGTCAGAGTACGGGTGGAAGAACCCCCTGATGACCAACATCGGGTGGAGCGTTCCCGCCTCGATGAACCTCAGCCTTGGTGATGCAGGCTATCGGCTGCTGAAGCAAGCATGGCTCAACGGTGCAGCCGGCACTGCGCTCAAGGTCTACCGTGTCTCCCCTGTCAAGGATGGCAGCGGTGATGACGCTGAGGTGCATAGCGGCATCGCGTTCGTCGAAGGCTTCCAGGAGAGCATCCAGGCCGGCGATGTAGCGACTGTCAGTTTTACCCTGCGCGGGTATGGGGCTTTGCTGTGGTATCCGCAGGGCAACCCCATCGCCACCCTGACCGTCACCACCAACGGCTCTGGCATGACCCCCGCCACCTACAGCGGCAAGTCGCTGGTAGCCGTTAACCCTGCCCCTGGCGTGGGTTCTGGCCGCAGTGCGACTGCCAACATCGTGGTGGCAGGTGGTGGCACCGTGACCGCGGCGCCGACGATTGTGGCCGGCGGGTCGAACTTCAAGGTTGGGGACATCCTCACGGTGGCGATTGGCGACGTGGGCGGTGCTGGGACACCTCCGACCTTCACGGTTGCCACGGTGAGCTGAGCAAGCTAGGTCGTGGGTTTGGCCCCCGTGTCATGGCGGGGGCTTTTTCTTGTCAGAGCCTTTCCTTGGCCAGGGCTTTCCACTGGGCGGCAAAGAACTTGTCCAGCGGTCGTGCTTCTAGCGCCGGCTGGATCCAGTTGCGAGGCGGCATCTGCGCTCCGCTGCTGGTCTGGTAGCCGGTGAAGATGGCTTTGGCATACGGAACGTTCCAGCGAAAGATCAGCGTGGTGGCATTGGGCTGGGCGCGCTCCTGCGACCGGATGAAGTCCCCGGAGTCCACGATGTCCCGAGGGCTGCCCACGAGCCGGTAGAGCTTGCCACCCTGCTGGCCGATGATGCGGCTGCGGCGGCGAAGGCTGGTGACGTTCTTCAGTGCCCCGTATCGCCTGGTTTCGTTGGGCCAGGAGAACTGAACCTTGCGGATCTCCTCTTTGAGTTGCTTGTCCAGCTTCATGCCGTACTGCGTGAGGATCACGGGGATACGGTCACGCAGCTGTGTGGTGTTCCAGCCGGTCAGATTGTAGGTGGCCTTGACGGTGGTCATCGCTGCGCGTACCTACTGATGCGGATCTTGTCCCCGAGGATCCCCTGCAGCGTCTCGCCCAGGAACCCGGTGCTGCCGAAGGGGTAGCGGGCAGCGGCCACTTCACAGGGTACCGGGTCATCACTGCCGAAGGTCAGAGTCCCCCGCACACCGGGCACGATGCGGCCATCAAGCGCCTGGGGGCTCACCGCGTAGCCTTCCAGCACGTCATCCTCAACGCCAACGCCGGGGAACTCACTGAGGGAGGGCGCACTGCCCCCAGTGCCGCGCAGGTACAGCGATACCGTCACGGTCGTCGTATTGGGCACCACGTTGCCTGTGGTCGGGTCGGTCAGGGTGCCTGTCGTGGGCACGTCAAAGACTGCCGAGGCATTGGCCAGGAAGGCGATGGCGCTAGTCATGGCCTAGGTTTCCGGCAAGCTAAGGGAGCGATTGGCGTGATGTGGCGGAAAGGCTTGGCAGTGTTGTCCTAGAGGTTGACGTTGACAACCGGGCCGCACTGACCGGCCTGGAGCGCGTCAAGCAGTCCGCACTGTCCACCGGCCAAGAGCTGAAAACGGCTTTCTTGGCCTTCCAAGGCGCCATTGCCGGCACGGCCATTGTTGCCACCGTCAAGCAGATTGCGGACCTGTCCATTGCCGCTGAGTCTGCTGGAGTTCGGCTCAACTCCCTTGCGGGCCGGTTTGGTGAAAGCACCGAGGCCATTGCCACGGCAGCTGCAGCGGCCAAACAGCTCAACCTGTCGCAGACCGAGGCGGCAAATGGATTTTCTCAGCTGTATTCCGCCCTGCGGCCAACGGGCGTCAGCCTGGCTGAGATCGAGACGATCTTTGTAGGCGTCACCGCTGCGGCGAAAAACACCGGCCTCAGTGCTGAGAGCGTCAACAATGCTCTCGTTCAGCTGACGCAGGGCCTGGCGTCCGGCCGGCTGCAGGGCGATGAGCTGCGGTCTGTGCTGGAGCAGTTGCCGCCCCTGTCGCAGGCCATTGCCCGTCAGCTTGGCGTGTCGGTTGGCTCAATCAAGCAGCTCGGCAGTGAGGGCAAGATCACGACCGACGTGATCATCAGGGCTCTCAATGACCTCAAGCGTGTTGAGTTGGGCCAGCTGGACAAAAGCCTGACTACCAGTGCCGAGCGGATCAAGGCGCTTGGGGTGGCATGGGAAAACCTGCAACTGAGCCTGGCCAAGGAGTTCAGCGGCGTTGGCGATGGGCTGTTGACCGGGCTGAAAGCTGCGCTCGACTTCCTTGGCAGCGTGAGCCTCAGCGACACGCAACAGCAGATCAAGGAGATTGAGGCTGGAATTGCGACAACCGTCAAGCTGATCACAGACAGCAAGAAGTACAAGCTCGACACCACCGACGCTGAAAACAGGCTGCGGGAGCTGGAAAGGCGGCTACAGCAGCTGCAAAGCCGGCCCGACATTGTTACGACAGACAGAGAGCAGCTGTATGCGCAACGGCTAAAGATCCTGGCGGACATCCAGCGGCAAGAGCAAGAAGTATTTGGGCAGGGTGCCACTGGCCTTCTGCTGGGGTCCAAGGATGTATCAGGCCGCGCCTTGCTAGACGGCTTTGACAAAGCCGGGGCTAAGGGCTTTGAGGTGCTGAGCGGGCTGCAAAATCAGATCAGTGACCTTCAGAGCCAGAAGATTGACCTCCCGTTTGATGCCACCCTGCAGCGCGAGCGGATTGATGAGCAGCTGGCCAAGCTGCGCAAAGAGCTGGAAGCCAAACGCGGCGGCCTGATCCTTGACACGCAGATCGAGGTGTCTAGGGAAGCGTTGGCCGAGCTTGACCGCAAGCTCAAACAGGGTTCCGGTGAGGCTGGTCTGGCAACAGAGCGCGATCAGCTGCGGTTGCAGATTGAGCAGCTGCTGGAAGCTCGCCGGAATCTTGGCGCGGCTGTCGCATCCACGGGCGCAAAACCTCCCGTTGTTGACTCTGACGAACTGCAGAAGGCTGTTGCCGCCGGGAAGGAAGCCATTGCCGACGCACGGCAGCAATACTTTGAAGTTGACAAGCTCTCAAAGCTGAAGGGCGATGCCAGAACCGTTGCGGCAGAGCAGCTGAAGATTGAGAAGGCGCTGGCTGCCGAAGCTAAGGCCTACGTGGAGTCGTATCAGGCCAAGCAGGGTCAGGATCCCGTACGGGCACAGAAGCTGGAAGATGCGGCAGCTGTTGCCAGCCTCAACCTGCGGACAGCCATGGTTGAAGGTTCCAAGGCTATTGAAGAGGCAGCCAAGAACGCACGCCGGGACTTTGAGGCCGCCAAAGATTTTCTGACATCAGCCCTAGACGGTCAAAATCGCGCCCGCGTTTCTGCCTTTGACTTGTTACCTGACTTTGCTCAGGCTGAAACCCGCAGCCGTTTGATTGCGCAGATTCAAGGTGGGGTCGCTGGTGGCTTTCTTGACAGCGGCAAGATCAGTCAGCTGTACGGGCCCGATCTTGGCCGCATTGACATCGGCAGACTTGCGGATCTTGCGGGCAAGTCCACAAGCCTTGTGGACGCCAACAACGGCGTGATCAATGCTAACAAGGCATTGCAGACAGCAACGGAGAATCTCAACGCCACCAATCAGCAGTTGCTCAAGACTGATCGGCGCATCAGCGTCACCGTCAATGCCGACACCGGCCAGAGCTTCGTCAATCAGGCCGCTGCCCTCCAGTCATGACCATCACCATCGGCACCTTCAGCACTTCCTACATGACGGCGCAGCCGTTCGCGTATGAGGGCGAGGCACGCACCGGCCTGACAGCCCGGACGTTCCGCGTCTCGGGGATGCTCACCCCTGCCCAGTGGCAAGCCCTGGTGACTGAGTACAACACGTGGCGAGACACTCGCATCACGGATGCCGACACGCTGCAGAGCGGCACCGTGGGCACCACCGTCAGCCTCACGGTCACCAGTGCTAACGGGCTGAGCGTGAGCGGCCTGGCGTGCTGGTTTGCAGAGGCGCCGTCAGGGGAGCAGCTGGGCACCTACGTCAACGCCTCGGCCCTGTTGGTGGACGCCAATCAGGCGCTGGCTGTGCTGCTCCGCGGCCAGGAGAAGTCCCGCCAGGGCAGCGAGGCCCTGCGCCCCAGTTTCGGCACGCTCACGCTGGGCAGCTGCACCATCACGCTCACCAAGCCGCCGGAAACCTACCAAGACCTGCCCGGTGTTGCCTTGGGTGCTGGCGGCACTAGCTACATCACCGGCCCGCTCAGTGCCACCAAGGTGAAGAACGTGGAAGGCACCACCACCAGCGCAGGGTGGACGGCCCTGCAGACGTGGTTTGACACCACCGTCGCAGCCTCGCCCACCGTTGGGCAATGGTTCCCCATCTCGGCGCCCACAGCCTCCGCTGAGGTGATCATCTCCGGCGGTGCCAAGACCACGCAGTACACCGTGTCCCTGAGCCTGGCGCAGATCCAATGATCGACGTTCGCGCTGAGGTTCTCTGTTCGCTCGGCCCTGTCATCTCGGCCAATGTTTCGGATGACTACCTTCAGGGCAGCGGGGTGATCAAGACCCGTGGCAGCGTGGAGCTTCAGGGCGCCTTTGTGCCGGCGGTGGGCACGACGGTGAACTTCAGCTGGAACAAGCCCGGTGGCACCACCGACCTGCCCCGGGAGCTGCGCGTGCTGTCCAGCAGCGTGGATCCGTTCCGCCTGGTGACGCGGGTGGAACTGGGCTGCGCGTTGACCTACTTCACCAACCGCAAGCCGCCGACCACCAACCCGAACAGCAAGGAAGAGAACAGCACCGTCCCTTGCTACGTCTACAACTACGCCACGTTGCCCATCAGCGCGTCCTATGTGCTGGAACACTGCGCTACGGCCCTTGGCCTCACGCTGTCATCCAACCCTCTGACAAGCAAGTTCAGCATTGAGGAGTTTGACCTAGATCCCGGTTACGTTCAGGTGATCGGTGATCTGCTGGTGTCGGAGGGCTACTTTGGCATGGTGCGCAGCGGCACCATGCTCGAGGTGTTCAGCCTGCAGGATGGCGACCTGACCGGGCCAATCATCACAGCAGACGACATCATTGATTTGGGCCCCGTAGGGGTTGGCAGCCTGCCAGGTGAGACGGCACGGGTCAAATACACCACCCGCCGGCTGAAGGTGCCTACTTTCGGTGTATCACTGGGCGATGGCCCCAATCGCAACTGGGAGTTTGTTGAGACCTTTGGATCACAGACTCCCGTCACCGCTACCTATCAGGACAGCGCAGGCACCACGCAGTCGGTCACTGGCTCTTACACGCCCTACAGCGCGTCGTATTCCCTCTATGACAGATGGGATCGGCTGGTTGAAACGGTAAGCATCACCAAAACGTCAGCTGCCGACGTGAACAACCAGTGGGCAGGCGACAAGGCAAGCATCGGCGCGTTGTTTGCCAAGGACGTGTTCCGAATGACGTATGAGCAGAACACCTACCGATGGGCAACAGAGCGCGAGCCGCTACCCAGCGGCGGCACCCTGCTGTCGTCTGCTCAGGCGATGACAACGGAAGAGCTGAAGCAGGAACTGAACGACAAGCAGCAGGCAGACACCGACCCAGCGTCATCTTGTCTTTCCCTCTCATCCCGCAGGCCTGAGCGTGCGTCAGAACTGGTGCGGACAGTCACGGAGACTTACATCAGCGAGATGGAGGCTGCCGGAACACTGAGCCTCAGCAGCTTCAAGGCTGACGACGGGTCGGTTATTGATCTGAGCGGTGCTGCCACGATTCTGTCATCGGTGACGGAGGTGACCTTTGACAAGGACATTGCCTCCGGGATCACCCGTACCGTCACTGACAACTATACACTGGCAGCCAAGACCATTGGTGGCCAGCAGGGGCTTTCTGCTGCTGCTCAGTTTGTCTACGACCCCACCACGGGCGTAACAAGCCGGGCCACGTTGGGTCAGCTCTTGGCACGCGCCACTCAGCTGTCGTACATCGGAGCTGAAACCAACATCAGGACAGAACGGGAGTACGGCCTGAAGCGGCGCCCAAGCCAGGACGAGCGAAACAATACGGCCAATGCCAAGACTGAGCCGGTTGAGGCAACGGAAGAAACGGTATGGGCAGTGGGCAGCGTTGAAACGGAAGCAACGCAGGAGTTCAGCCTGCCCTATGCGCCTGATGACGTGATCGGGTGGACGCTGTTGGGTGGCTTCACCCGGACGGCCAGCGATGCCAAAGAGAAGGCCCTGGCCTACGGGCGCATCCAGAACAGGCTGCTGTTGGGCAATCGGTACGCGCTGAGCCTGCAATTGGATCCGGCCAGCGTGCCCGAGGCGCCGTTCAAGCCGCTGTATGTGCAGGCAGCCGGTCTGACCGGGCAGTACCGCACCAACGGCTGCAGCTGGGCAATGACCACGGACGGTGTGATCGCTTCCACGGATGCCCTGTATTGGGGCGCGGTGGGTGCTGATCCTGGCGCGAGTGCATGGGTGCCGTTGCCGCCTGGGATGGATGCCGGCGACCTGCCTGCCACATCTGGATCCCCAAGCGTGGTGGTTGCGCCGTTCAATGAGACGGTGGTCAGGCCCCTTGCGGTCAGGGCAGCCATGGAGGTGCAAAAGTTCGGCTATGCGCTGACCTCATTGGCCAATGCCGCGATGGTGGCCAAAGCCAACATGATTGTCACACGCCCCGTCGTTGCATCCACTGGGGCGATTGTTGTCACAGGCCAAGCGGCAGGCCTGATCAAGACATAATCAATTCTGAAGGCAACCTAGGAAACTGAGAGGGCGGCATGGCACTCACCACCACGATCTCCCAGAAGGAGCTAAAGCGGATCGCGGGCCTCGTCTACGAGGGCAAGACGCTCAAATGCATGTTGTGCTCTGTGGGAGTGACCGGCTACACGGCAGAGAGCACTGTGGCAAACTGGCAAAGCGTGGAAAGCACCGGCACCGGCTACGTCAGGGGCTCTGCCGTGATTGCCACCGGGGCATGGGACGGCACAGACCTACGCTACGAAATGCCGTCCATTGACTTTGCATTTACCTGCACCAGCGGCACCTACACCTACGACACGGTGGTGTGCTACATCAACGGCGAGACGTACATCCATAGCATCCTTGTGGAGTCTACGCCGATCACGATTGCAGCCGGCCAGACGCAAACCTACCGCATCCAGCTCATCACTGATGACTGATGACTGAGCAGCTGACCATCAATGTCATCCTTAACACCTTGCGCAACAATGCCAGGGCATGGCAAGAGGCTGCCAGGCGTGCGCAGCTGGAACGGGAGCGGCGACAACGCGTAGAAGCCGAAGGGAAACGACAGCGGCAACCGATTGATGCCGCAGTGCCATGGCCCGGCGCGGTGCCTGAAACGTCAGTGGCGTCGGCGGAGCTAGCTGCCTATCGCCGCGGTTTCCCGTTTGCCATTGGCTGGATTGTCAAGCAGAGCGTAAACATTACGCAAGTCGTATCCGGTGACGGCGCCGTGGGGCTGCCGTTTGAAACGGCAACACAAGGCATCTACGACGCAGAGGAGTCTCCATGTGCCTTTTCCAACTCATTGACCTGCGCCAGCACTACAAACTTCGGATGGAACACATGGAGCCACCGGGTCAACCCATCAGAGCTGACGGCGCCTGCGCCTGATGGTGTTTGGCGACGATTTCGCCCGGTCCAGTCGTTTCAGCTTGGCATCCGTCCTAGTGGCAGCGCCAGCTACAACAGAGACGTCAGCATCCCGCTGCCGCTTGGGCAGGCAATGATTTACGTGCGGGCATCTAGTCTCGACTGGTATCAGAACGACTACAAAATCGGCGCGTCCACGACGATTGACTACACCACGGAACTTCCGTATGTCGGCATGATGTACACCGTAGAGGAAGTGGCCGGCAGCGTGGCAGAGGATCCTGACGCGCTCTTGGGCATTGCCGCAAGGGACAAGGCCATGGCATTGATCATCAATAGCCCTAACGTCGTCAGCGTTTTGGATTCTGTTGAGACTAACGTCAGCCACGACGTGTTCAAGTGCTACAACATTGGCCGCACTAGCGTTCGTGAAGTGCCGGCGCCGGCTTCCGTCCAGACCTTTGTGGATGAGCTGTATGGCACGATCCCAGATCCAGAGGATCAGTCCTACGGGGCTTTGCCTGATCTGATGTTTAGTGCTTTGCCACGGCCCCATACTTTGGTCATTGATGGGATCACATGGACGGAGTATCGCACCAGTGGCCTTGGCACTTTCACCGGCTACACGCGCAAGAATCCCAACTTATCCATGGGTGCCAATCCTGAATTGGGCTATCTTTGGGGCGGCACCCCTGCAGTATGCTTTGGCATCGGCACGATCAGCGCCGATTACGCAAGCATGGGATACGGGGGAGATGACCTGGGCACGCCCTTTGTCTATCGGATCATTGATGGCAGCCAGTCCTACACTTACGACGACTTCTATGGCACGATGCTCAGCCTGTCGGGGTGCATTGCTGGCATGGCGCCAATGCCGAAAGGATTGGTCTGGATTGATCGCAACTTTGACGGATCTTCAGACCATGAGGCGTACCAGGCACCGGAGCGAAGCCTGACGTTTGAGCTGTTCCCCAACAGTGCCGCCAATGCCAGGGGCGATGGAACATGGTACAACTTCGCAGGCGATGGCAAGCCTGTCCAAAGCGGGTCGTTGACAGCTTCGTTGGTGCCGTTGGCAAGCCGTGTGGCGCCAGGCGTCGGGTTTGAGTCGGCCACCAGTCTGATCTTCACCACTCCTTACGGAGACGGCACCTATTGCCGCAACAATCTGCTAGCCCTTGGATTCTCGTCTGCTGATTTGGTGCCATGAACAACCGAGCCCTGATTCAACGCATCCAGGCCCTAGCCGCTGCCAATCGGTACGCCTTGGTGCAGCGTGAGAATGACCGTAGGCTGGTGCAACAGATCATCAACGCACCTACCACCAAATGACTCTGCCATTCCTGCAGGCGCCTGCGGTGCCTGAGCGTCGGATTGTGGGCAATGAGGCCAGCGGCACGATTGAGGTGCCCATGCTGGGGGGTCTGACGGTGGCAGAGAGTGCCACGATCCAGGAGCTGTTGGCGCAGGATCAGAGCAGCTTTGTGAAGGGCGCACAAGCTGCCGATGCGATTGCCAAAGCAGAGGGCATCACGCTGACGGAAGCCTTTGAGCTGGTGGAGGCTGCGGTCGGTGGTCGGGAACTGGAACCCGAGGCGGAGGCGATGAAGCTGCGCCATGCGGCGCGAATCAAGGAAGTGGGCAAGGTGTTCCGCAGTGCCGGCCGGCGAACGCAGCAGGCCACGGTTACCGCTCTGATCCGTCACAGGCTGAGCCTGCCGGAGTGGGGCATGGCAGACACGCAGGGGCTACACAGGAAGCTGTTCTCTGACCTGTACCGGCTGGCAGAGGAGGAGCAAGCGGTGGAGGATCTGCCGGTGCGTCAGCGGACGGAGGAGGAGCTGGGAAAGCCGCCAGCGGGCGGTGGCAGCCCGAAGCGTGGGACTGGGAGGAAGTCTTCTGGGGGCTGATCGCTGCGTTTCCTGGGCAGTTCGATCGGCGCAGCTTTGGAGCTGAACTGCGGGCAGTGGTGATCCGTGCGTGGGGCCATCTGCAGCGGATGCGGATGGATGCTGCGGCGCTGGCAGAGCTTCCGATCGCCTATCTGCACAGCACGACGCTGAACCTGAACAGGGACGAGAAGAAGCGGCGTGAGCCGTTCCTGCCGGCTGACGTGGCTTTGTTCCAGCGGCAGGAGAAGGAAGCCAGCGAGGGCCTGTCAGCAGTGGTGGCTGCCGTGGCGCTGAGTTTGCAGCGGGAGGGGCAGGCTCCCCCGATCCTGCTGGCGGCCTGGCCTGAGGTGCTCAAGGCATTGAAGCCTGACGTGAAGCCGCCCACGGCCCGCTGTCTGCGCTCTGACGATGGCGCGGTGTGGGTGCTGGCGCCGAAGTTGGAAGGCAAGAACGTGCGCGGTGGCCTGGTGTGCGTGGGCAAGCCGCTCCACGGGACCGTTAGGGTCCGTGACATGGACCGGCCGCTGCTGCACTACGACCTCACGGTGCCCAATCGGTACGCGGCAGCCTGGCTGGAGGGTGATCTGCTCCTGATGGCGGCAAGCTGAGGCATGGACGTCCTGACCCTCAGAGGCCAGCTTGCAACGGTGCTGAGCCCGTTCCTGGGGCTCTACACGCTGGCCAATGGGGTCACTACGCCGTCAATTGCCGTGCGGTCTGCAGGGGAAGGCCTGGCACCTGGGACGCGGGTGAGCGGGCTGGAGTGCGTCATCTTGGTCGAGCCGGACCTGACCCCGGTCAAGCAATACCAGGGGCAAGGGGCGCTCAGGGAGTGGATGGTGTACCTGACCGACTGGGCAGGGGATGCCAGCCTGAACACCGTGGCCGGCATCCTCCTGTATTCGTTTTCCGGGTCCACGGTCACCCGGATCAACGTGCCCGAACGAGTGGGGCCAAAGAATCAAATGCAGCTGAGGATCCCGAGCGATTCGGGCATCCTCAACTACACGCCACCGAGCGGTCTGGCAAACCTGGAGCTGCCCAAGTCGATCACGATTGCCAACCCACAGGCTGGCGACGACTTCACGCTGTTCCGTGCCGATACAGACGTGACGTTGACGGCTGTGATTGCCGTGCTGCAGGGCAGCAGCAGCCCCAGCGTGACGTTCGTGGTCAAGTTTGCGGCAGACCGGACAGATCCAGGCACCACGGCCACGATCAGCACTGCTGTCACCAGCACCACCACCGGCACCAGCGTGGCACTGGATCAGATGCCGATCCCGGCGGATTCCTTTGTGTGGCTGGAGATCAGCGCGGTGAGCGGGACGGTGACTGAGCTAAGCCTGACGCTGGAAACCTAGGGGACCACTGCCGCTAGTTCTCCGTGGCTTCCTTTGTCAAATATAACCAGTTTGTGCAGGATCTGTCGTCTGGTGTGCATCAGTTCCAGACCGGCACCTCGCACGTGCTGAAAGTGGCGCTGACGAATACGGCGCCCAACACGTCCACCCATGCTGTGCGTGCTGACATCACCGAACTCAGCACCAGCGGCGGCTATACCAGCGGCGGCATCTCGGTTGGCACCATCACGGGTGCGCAGACCACCGGCACCTTCAAATGCACAGGCGGCACTGATCCGGTGTGGACGGCATCCGGCGGTGGCTTCACGGCTCGCTATGCGGTGCTCTACAACGACACGCCAACATCCCCGGCTGACCCGTTGATTGGGTATTGGGACTACGGCAGTAGCTTCACCCTGGCAGCCGGTGAAACCTTCACGGTTGACCTTGACCAGACGAACGGCCTGTTCACGGTGGCCTGATGGCGATTACCAACTTTGACCAGTACATCGGGGCGGTCAAGCAGCACATCCAGATCAGCAAGTCGGCAGCCGTCACCACGACGGCAGGCAACTGGGCCACGACGTTTGCCTCGGCTGGTTTTCCTGGCGCTGGATCGTCTCCTGCCAACACCACCACGGGCCTGGTGCCCACGGATGCCACCACCGGCTTTCCAACGATCCAGAGTTTTCAGGGTTCCAACCGTGGCTATCTCAGCCGCGTGGAGGCCTACAGCCCCGTCAACCAGACGCTGGCGCTGTACGACCTGATCTTCTGGGCGGGTCCCACGACGATCCCCACCAGCGGCACTACGACCGTCACACTCAGTGGTCAGTCCAGCTACAGCGGCAGGCTGCCCCTTCGCTCTGACGGCACCACGCCGGCATGGGAGGAGGTGGAGATGTGGGTTTGGCT